GACTCCTACCCAAGTGTCTTCCTGAAAGCTGAGAAGTGGAGGGAGGACAAGCCGGGGCGCCTGATTAGCGCGAGGTCCCCACGGTACAATCTCGAGGTGGGGCGGTATTTGCTGCCCCTTGAACCCCGAGTGTACCAGGCGATTGATGGTGTGTGGGGGTCTGCGACCATAATGAAGGGCTACACACCAGAGCGGCGTGCTGCCGTCGTGCGCGGCCATTGGGATTCTTTCGAGGACCCAGTGGCCGTGGGGCACGACTTCAGTAAGTTCGACCAGCACATCTCTCGGAGGGCACTACAGTATGAGCATGGGGTCTACCTCCATGCCTACGCTGGCGATGAGCTCCTCCAAAAGTTTCTGAGTTGGCAACTGGAGACGAAGTGCTTCGCCAACGTGCGAGACGGTAAGGTCAAGTACACAGTGAAGGGAGGCCGTATGTCCGGAGATATGAACACTGCCATGGGGAACTGCATCATCAGCGCGGGGCTCATCTGGGCCTACGCCGCTGAAGCGCGGATCCCCTTGCGGGCGGTAGTGGATGGGGACGACAGTGTCGTCTTCATGGAGCACAAGCATCTCCGCGCGTACCTGGCGGGGATTGAGGGCTGGATGGCGAAGCGTGGGTTTAGGCTGGTGACCGAGGAGCCAGTCCGCGAGATCAGTCAGGTGGAGTTCTGCCAGTGTAAGTACATGAACACTGTGCCCCCCACCATGGTCCGCAACCCAATGAAGGCCATAACCCAAGACCACGCCTGGATCGAGGACCGCAGCATCGGGTACCATGAGGTGCTCGCTGCAACGGGACTTGGTGGGCTCAGCCTGTACGGGAATATTCCCGTGCTTGGCGCGTACTACGACATGCTCGCTCGGACAACCCTTCCGAGCAAGCGCACACTCTCCCGCTTGGATTTCAGGTCCTCCTGGCTCCGCGACGCATCCATGTCCGGCAGCGCAGTGGAGCCCTCCGAGGATGCCAGATATCAGTTCTGGTTAACTTGGGGCATGTCTCCAGGAGAGCAGCGCGCCCATGAAGAGAACTTCAGGGCGTGTGACCTGTCGATCCTCGTCGCCAGTGATACAATCACAAAGGCAACAACAACCAACAAAGCAGACCCATACGGGAACAATTACTATATCTAGCGATTCCACACGATGGCGAAAAAGGGGAAAAACGCCGCCAATAAGGCGCGCAAGAAGGGTACCGGGGCGCAGACGACCAGAATGGTTCGCCGTGCAATGGACTCGTATGAGAGCAAGCTCCTGCACATGATCGTGGATCCTTGTGGTTCCGATCTTGTACCGGGACTTGGGCTATCCGCCAATGGCATATGCCAGCGGTTCACCAAGTATCTATCCTGGGGCGCTACCACGGAGAACAACATTTCTATGTTCTTCAATCCGAATAGCCAGTCCTCCAGTGGCGGGATCACTGTGCGAGGCGCTACGGGTGCCGCTGCACCGACGTACGCCCTCTCCGATTCCACCCCTGGTGAACAGTTTCTGGAGGCGAACTCGGAGGTTAGCAGCGTCCTGGGATATTGCGTGGAGGTGGCCTACGTCGGGAAGCTTGTTGATCGGAAGGGTTACATCGGCGTGTGCCAGGCTCCCTGGTCTAGTCTGAACGACATCGGGGCAGCCAGCATCAACCCCAACACGCTGATTCCCTACTGCCAAGCGACCCAGCCTGTTCTTTCGGAGGCGGTCTCTGTGAAGTACATCCCCGCTTTGAACTCTTTCACTGCCAACAGCCAAGTCACCGAGACTGGCAACAACGCGCTTGGCAATGGCATTATGATCATTCTCAGCGGGGTGAACTTGGCAGATTTCATCGTAAAGGTGACCGCCTGCTACGAGTACATCCCCAAGGCGAGCACGACCTTCGGGCTCGCCGCCCCTCGCCCCACGAAGACCGTTACGCCCGGCACTGCCGAACGCGTCGTCACCACACTCGACCGGATGGGGCATTGGTGGCATAACATCGGAGATGCCGCCGCCGCGGCCAACCGGTTGGGCGGGCGCATGCTGTACGGCGCCGGGCAGGTCGCAAAGTTCGCAGGCAACATGGCGCGCGTTGCGCGACCGGCCGCCACTTTGCTGGCACTGGCGGGCTAATACCTTGATGCACTTGCGGAATTCGAACTGGGTGTGGGAACGCGGGCTAGATGGCTGTGCCCAGCCCCCGCAAGTCGGGCTTGACGTTGGTCCAGCTGCATTGGGATTAGCGCCCCCAGACCAGCGGTCGCCCTAGTATAAGCGAGCTCGTTCCAGTACGTACAACTGGGCCAGCGCATAAAATCCGCGCGCTGGTGTTGCGGTGGAGCTGGGTAGGACCGCAAAAACCCCCTTCGGGGGTGCCCGCGGAGGTTTCTTACCAACAATGACGCATTCGTCCTTTCGGGCGATTTTACC